TTGCATTTGAACCACTGGGTCTTTCTGTTGTTCAGCAGCCTGTGCTTGTGCAGCCTCTCCTTTATGTATTTGAAGCAGTTGTTGGCTTGCCATAGCCACTAGACGAGACAACTGTATCTCCACTTCCTCTGGTAGAGGCTTATCAGGAGCAGGTAATTGAACACCCATTTGCTTTTCTATCTGGCTTCTGTACTGGAATCCTAAATGTTCAGCCATATGCGCTTGTAATGCCGCCATGATTTGATTTGCTTGAGGATTCTGTCCAATAGTTTTTAATACTACTGGGTCAGTCATAAATGCCTGATGCGCTGCAATGTGAGCATCGTGGTCCTGATAGATAAATGCTTTCATGGGCTTACCAGTGACTGCGTTCATGTTCTCAGAGATTGGGTCTAGAGGCTTCTCATCATCTTCCAGCTTAACTAGCTTGTCTGCGTTCTTTATGCCCAGTACATCCAGCATCTGTCTATGCAAATACTTCATGTCATAGATTTGAGGAGATGTTTGAGCTAGTTGTATTACAGCTTGGTATTGAACAACCTTCTGAGATAGCGTAGCGGCATTGGGGTCTGATACAGGGATGACATCCACCATATCATAATCTGACTTCTTAGCTTGTCTATCACCTAGTTCAGGTTCATATGAGTATTCTTCTGGTGTGTAGTCTGCAATTATCTTCTTTAACAGGCGAAGCTCTTGCTTCAATGAGTAATGTATACGAGCCTGTACAGCACTCATAACCTTCATTGTCCGCTCAAGGATAGCCAGAGTCGTACCGACAGGAGAGTTAGCAGACATGTCAGATATTTGTATATCTGCTGCTCCCGCGAACCTTCTACCTTCTTCTACAATGGTTCCAAGCAAGGACTGCAAGACTTGACTTGGCTCTTTGTAAGGAAGAGTCATGATGTTGTCTTTGATAGTACCGCTAGGTACATCTACATCCCTGAACTCAGCTGGTGCTATAGGGGTGTCATCACCTTTGACTCTTAAGCCTCTGGTCTTGAAACCACCGGGTAGATTAGATAGGGTTCCTGCATCTACCAGTTGTCGAATAAGACTAGTACTAGACTTAGCAAAAGCACCGACAAGATGAATAAGCCCGAAGCAGTAGAAGCCAAAGCCCGGAACGTATCCATAGTGAACGAAATGTTGACGCTTTTGATGCGTCTTATCATCTTCATTCCAATTCCTGCGAATTGAGAGAACTTTGTTAGAACCTTTTTCAATGGTGACAACATACGGTAAAGCAATGCCAGTAGGACCATCTTTATCTTCATGCTCATATCCCTCCAAATCTAAATTAACATGCATCTCCAATAACTTATACCTGTCATCAGATGTAGCACGGAATCCCTGCTTCTCAGCAATCTTCTTCTCTACCTCATCCATCGTGTTGTTTGGTTCACCCAAATCAACATCCAGATAGAATCCGGCAACCTGAAGCTTCCTAACCTCATTCTCTGTCTTACGCATTACATGGGTAACACGTTCAGCAGTCTCAAGATTAGAGGCACCATAAGGCACCACAACATCCTCAGCAGGGATGAAGATAGATACCTGACGTTCTAAGCTGGGGTCGTAATAGACCTTCTTAAAGGCATTACCACATAGACCTAGTCCCCATAGCATCCGTTCAGTCTCAGGTCTGTATTCAGTCATGACATCGGTGATTTGATGGTTCATGTCAGCCTGTACCCTGACAGCAGCATCGCGCTTCTCAGGTGTGTCTTTGCCGATTATCTCTGTCTTGACTGGACCAGCAGCTGGCATAATCTCCATGATGGTCTCAGCTTGGAACTTAACCAAGGCTTCTGATAGAAGGGGATGATAAACACCACACGCACCAGCCCAAGGGTCAGTGCGTTCTTCAATCTTCATGCCTAGTAGTTCTAGACCATCTACATAGGTCTGCATCCAATCTCTACGAGAAGAGACATCATCATCATAGTCAGCAATTAAATCGCCAACCATCTGATTCATAACCTTATCATCTATATACTCAGCTAGGTTATCATCAAAGCCCTCTTCCTCTTCTCCACCTATTTCAATCTCCATCCCATCAATGCCAATCGTAACTGACTCAGGGTCTTCAATTTCTATTTCAATATCTGGTTCAGATTCTAAAGAGTCCAATCCCTGCGGAGCTTGATACAAAGACTTATGAATACTCATATGTTTTCCTAGTAATATACTACCTTGCGTTTAAATGAATGGACTTCCTCTTCTTCATCTGACTGAAGACGAATGAATCCACCCTGTCGAAATCTTAGTAGTGCTTGACTTGTGCTATCCACTAAGTCATCATGGTCCCCATTAGGGAACGATGCACATTCTTCCATCACCTCATCTGCCCATCTGGTATCTGGACACCATACCATACCCGATGCAAACAAATCTGAGATAGCGTTTACACGGGCTATCTTATCACTTCCTTTGCTAGGTGTATATTCTGAAATAGGAATTCCCATTCTACGCATTTCATAGATAAGGGGAGCACCTGCTGCTTTCTTCTCCACAATCAGGGTATCTGGGTTCCATTCCTTCCATTGCTGCATAGCCCTAACCTTTAGCTCAGGAAACTCCATACGCTCTTTAATGGCTTCTAGGAGGATGATATTGGCAGTTCTCTCCCCCTTATCGTTAGGGATGTAGAATATGCCCCATGTTGTACATGCTGAATAATCTGCCCTATTGTTTTTCTCGAATGCCGTATCCCAAGATTGTATGGTATATTCTATCTCAGGGGCAATATCAGATTCCCAACGTTTCCACATTTCGCGCTTGATAATCGCCCCTTCTTCCGAAGTAGGATTCTGCTGGTACTGGGCTTCCCATTTAGATACAGGTAGTTCAGCCTTAATAGCTTCAAGTTCCTTCTGGGACCAGAACTCACCCCATAAAGGTTTACCGCTAGGCATTAATGCAGGGAATTCAATGACTTCCCAAGTATCACCATCTCTTTTAGCAGCGTTAGCTAGGATTTGACCTGTCAGGTCCTTCTTGGACCAGCGGGTCATTACTATGATAATAGCTCCCCCCGGCTGTAACCGTTGCCTAGGTCCAGAGTTATACCATTCATATACACGGTCATAGACAGTGGCAGTGCCTTGCATAGCTTCCTGCTCAGAATGCGGGTCATCAATAATAAGGACATCAGCACCCTTACCTGTAACAGCACCCCCTACCCCAATAGCAAAGTAATCTCCACCCTTATGCGTATTCCATCGACCAGCTGCCTTAGAATCTGAAGATAGCTTTGTAGGGAATATGCCTTGATAATCAGATGTAGCAACAAGGTTCCTAACCTTCCGACCAAAGCCAACAGCCAATTCAGCAGTGTGAGCTGTCTGGATAATCTTCTTCTCAGGGAAGCGACCAAGGAACCATGCAGGGAACAGGAAGGAGGCAAACTCAGATTTGGTGTGTCTAGGGGGCATGTTAATAATTAAACGCTTTAAAGACCCCTCAGCGACCCGCTCAAAGGCTTCTGCCATGTCTTTGTGATGCTTACCAGCTATGAAGCTGCCCCACATCTCCCTGACAAAGGGCAAGAAGTTATTACGGCATTTTTCCTTCTTGTCCTCATTAAAGAGAATCTTAATCTTTTCTACTTCAGGGGAGTTAGGAGGTAGTACATCTAACAGGTCCCTATACTTCTTTAACTCCTGCTGGGTCAATATCAAAGCTTTGATACCATTCTAATTGTATTGTCTATAACCTTCATGCTCCTAACCAGATGTGGTTGTAGCTTTAACAACCCATGAGACTTAAGGGTATGAACATGCCTATGGATGTTAGACTTAGATGTCATCTTAAGCCCCTGAGCTATTTCAGCATAGGATGGGGCAAAGCCCTTAATCTTAATAAAGGCTTGAATGAATTCATAGACTAACCTCTGTCGCTCAGTCATGGTGAAGCTCCTGTTCTTTGAACAGGAAGACCTAGTTTAATCATATACTGTGCCTCCCATACAACTTTGTATGCCACGGCTTTCAGCTTTCCTTAGCTCAGGAGACTTTTCACCATACTTAGCTCTCATTATTTCACCTGCGTGAATAACCCTTGCTCCGGGTATAGTTGGTATAAAGGTCTTATAATCATACATATGGTCATCATCCCTAAGATAATAGGTCCCTAACCTCTTCCTACCACTCCCTATTAACACTACCATGACCTCTTCTCTGGTCCTGCATAGGCAACAGTTTAGCTGGACCAAGGTTAAGCCCATGATTTCCATGAGAAGTTCTTTAGTGATACCCGGCTGCTCAGTTACAAGGCTAATCAATTTAGCATTGTTGGTGGTAGTACGAACCTTAATGTCAGAATTCTTCAGAAGACCTCCTTTGGTTATCGGACACAAATGTCCGGTTATACATAATGGTAGTGAGGCATCGGACAAAAATGTCCGGTTGTTGCATTACATGTTGCACCATTGCAACATCATTTGCAACATTAACACTTCCAAGCCCTTAAGCTTTTGTTTATACGGCTATCTGGGTCATTAGCGGTCTTAGCACTGGTTAGCTTCTTTTTCATGCCAGACATCCTTGCACAGAATGACTTCTTCCTAGCTCCACCTTCAGGCTGTGGAGCCTTCAATCCCGGTTTGTCTGGATGAGCAGCATTGTAAGATGCCCTTCCCTTTGCATTTAAACCGCCTTTTGGATTTTTTCCTTCTTTACGAGTCCAAGCTTCCGTCATGTTCATCCTCATCATAGTCCCACATTATAATAGGGGTGGAAGACCCTACATAGGCTCCTTCAATATTGAAAGCTATATATTCCATAGCTTCATCAGGAGTCATGCCATCGCTATGAACCATCTGTTCAATCAGTTCATGACCACTATATATAATAGTGGAGATGCGTTCATTGTTATGCCATACATCAGCATAGCCTGATATACAACTGTCAT